CAGAGAGATGTGGCTGGTAGGACGAATGCCGAACATCTGTGAAGGAGTACCTGTCAGCTCCCACGAAAAGGCGCCGGGGGCAACTGTGTCCCCCATCGTGGAAAAACCTGCCGCAGCGGCCGCAGCCTGCACGTTGTAGATGATGTGGATCTTGTAGTCGCTCGCCTCCGAAGAGAGGTCATCACCCTGCATCGTGCGGTATGCCAGATTGAACAACTGAGTGTTCTGGTCGTGGACAAAAACCCCCGGGGCATACTCCTTGTTTCCGAGGAGCTCATCGAACTCGTCGGGGTAAGTGAACGCCGTCAGGGTGGCCTTGAAGGAGCCCGGCACGTGATGATCCAGATACTTGACGCCGTCGAGGTAGTACGACTTGACCTCGCGTGTCAGATCCTCCGTAAGAGAGGTGAGTCCGTTCCACGGAACGGCAGATCCGTCTGGGAGATAGAGGACACCGTGATCGATGCCTGTCTGCCAGCGTCGTGCGCCTACTTCGTCCCAAGCAATGGCGGTCATGAGCCCTCCTTTCTATCCCGAAGTTCCGAGCTCGCGTTTGCGCTGCTCGTTGAGTTCCCTGTTCTTGCGAGCGATCTCGCTGCGGCTCATCTTCTTGGGCTTTTCCTGCTTGTGGTTGCAGACCTGGATGAGAGTGAACAGACGATTGAGATGCCAGTACTGCGCTTCCCAAGGAATCTGAAACTGGATCATCCAGTAGTAGATGAGCTCTGCGGTAACGACCTCTTGCGAACGCTTTGCTGCTCGTTCGCTGAACCACGTCGCGGTCATCTTCTTGTCCAGATACGCATTGACCCGTGTGAAGTGGTCGTCTGTGAGATCGTAGAAAAGTTCCTCCGGAGTTTCTTCACTCAACGACATGCATCTGACGTAGTCGAAGACCTCTTCCGAAGTTTTCTCACCTTTGCCGAGAAACGGCTTCTCGTGTTTTGACTCCCATTTTGACAAGCTGACCAAGGAATGCTCCAGCTGGAGCTGAGTGCCACCGACAGTGACGAACGAATCCGTCTTTTCATCGAATGACTCTGTCCCTCCAACTGTAATTGTGAGCATTCCCTGGTCCTTTCAGCTTGTTTGCTACTCGCCCTTGTCCCGGGTGAACTCCCAGGAGGTGGGGCCGGACTTCGAGTGGACTGGGTGCGTGAACACCGCCTCCACCTTGACGGTCTGCCCGGGCTCGAGGGGGTTGACCCTCTTGCGATCGGTCTCGCCGTCGACGGTCCACGCCACGCCCGGGACTTCCGGAAGCGTGACGACGCCGGACTTCTTGTTGAACGAGGGTGAGTTGGCCTTCTTCATGGGTTAGACCCCGCTGAAGACCGCGATGACCTCGTCCGGGGTCGGAAGCGCGGCCGGAGTCACGCCTTCCCCGTACAGCAGGTTCTCGAGAGCGGTCAGGTCGGCCGGATCGACCTTTGTGCTGTCGATGACGATCGACGCGGTCGGCTTCAGGCCAGTGACCGGCGCCGGGGTCGTCGTCAGCTCCCACGAGAACGTGATGGCCTCGGGAGAGTCGTTGATGGTGCCGTAGGCCTTCTCCGACGGAGCGGCCTGGGCGCCGTAGATCAGATGGAGCTTGTAGCCGTGATCGATGCCCTCGATGTCGTTGCCGACCTGCGTGCGGTACGAAAGGCCGAAGACCCCCCGGCCCTGCTGACCGACTGCCACGCCGACCGAAGGAGCTGCCGAACCGTCGAGAACCGCGAACTCCTCCGGGTACGTGAAGGCCTCGATCGTCGCGCCGAACTCCTCGGCGGACAGGAGGTTCAGGTACTTGATGTTGTCCGCGTACTGCGCGTTCGCCTCGGCGCCCGAAGGGGACTCCGTGACGGTGACGAGCCCGTTCCAGGCAACGCCGGTGTCATAGACGCCGGTCTCGTCGGGGATGTAGAGGACTCCGTGGTCGACGCCCGCCTCGTAGAAGCGCTCGCCAACCTGGTCCCAAGTCAGTGGTGCCATGTGGGTCTTCCTTTCAGAAGAAGAGGTTGATTACGTAGTGGTTGAGATCGTCTGCCATGAATGCTCGGCTGAACTCGCTCATTGGCAGCTCAACCACCTTGTCGGGCAGCTCTGTATCGGGGTTTCGGTCGATAACCGTCACCTGATACCGCTTGGTGTGCCACAACGGCCGATTATCCGCGTACTCCGAGCGCACCGTCTCCAATTGGTAGACGATACATGGGTAAACCATCCTTAGATTGCTCGGAGGCTGGAAATAGACGTTCTCCGTGATGCTCTCGAGGAGCGTCTGGAGCTCAAGGCGTGGGGCCATTGTAAACCTCCCCTAGCCTGAGGATTAGACGGGGGTGCTCGACTGTCACGTCCTGCACAGTCCAGCGAACCCCCGCCCATTCCACGTAACGAATGGCGAAGAAATGCCCACGTGCGTAGGCATCGGCCACGATGCTGATCGAGTTTTCCACGGTGACATCGGCGTTTACCTTTTCACCTTGGCGGAGTTGGCGACTATTCCGGAGAATATCCCCGAAGTAGTCGCGCTCCACGATCGTGTCGACGTGCACACCAGGCGTGGTCTCTACGGCTTCGCCGTAGCCTACCTTGCCTGAGAACTTCGCCATATGGGCCTTGGACTACGCGCCCGCGGTGCCGCGGAACGACCAGTCGTCGTTCACGTTGTTGGCGAAGTGCTTGCCCGCCGCCGGGGTGGCCTCGACGACGTACAGCTCGCCCTCGGTCACCGCGTACGGGGACCCTGCGGTGTTGATGACGACGCCCTCGCCGTCCTTGTAGACGACGCCCGTGGTGTCCGTGATGGTCACCTCGGAGGTCTCCGGATCGAAGGTCGGGGCAGCCGGGACCACGAGGGCCGAGGCGGCGTCCGTCTTCTTCAGGATGAGCGCGGACCTGATCTTGGTGAGGGCGCCTGACAGACGCGTCTCGATCAGGTACTTGTACTGGTTGTAGTCGATGTCGAAGTCGTCGAACATCGTGACGTCGCCGCCGCGGTCGGTGCCGACGGAGTAGTCGCTGAGGTTGACGATGATGCCGAGCAAGTCGGCCTCCTGGTCCAGGACCTCGACGGTCTGGATCGACGAGACGCCCATCTCCGCGGCCAGCTCGGAAGCCGTACGCCAGAGGCGACGGTTGAGCGTGTCCTTGGCGAGGAGCATCCACGTCAGGTTCGACAGGGTCGTGTAGAACGTCGGCTGACCGGAGCCCTTGTAGAGCTCCATGCCCACCATGACGGCCTCGACGGCCTCCTGCGGCGTGCTGTTGGCGTCCCCGACGTTGACGAACAGGGTGCCCGCGTACAGATCGTCGTCGTGAAGGATCGAGCGAATGCCCGCGCCCTCATTCGAACCCTGCGGGTCCTTGATCTTGTCCTCGTCGTCGACCGCGCGTCCGTCCCCGATGAGGATGGCGCGTGCGATCTCCTCGTCCAGCATGAGCCGCATCTCGGACTTCAGCCACACCACGACGTCGAAGTCGGTGATGTCGACGATGTCGTCGCGGTCCAGCTTCTGCTTCTTGTAGACCGTCGACGGGGTGGTGATGCGCTTGACGAGCCCGAAGAACTCCTCCTTCTTCAGGGTGCCCTTGATGTAGCCGCGCGCGCGGGCCTCGTCGTGCGTGATGTCCGCCACGATCGACTTGATGCGCGAGAACGGCTGCTTCTTGACGCCGCCGAGCACGTTGGACACCCACTCGGTGCGCCGCTTGTCGAACTCCGGCGTGTCGGTGATCGTCCGCGCCTCGGGGAACAGGATGTCGATGTTGTCGATCCCGTGCTTGAGGGCGAAGTCCTCGACGGCCTCCTTGAGGGAGCCGCGACGGACAGCGTCCGCTGCGATGCCCTTCATCTCGTCGTGCGAGAGCTCTCGCTTCTCGACCTGCTCGGTCGATCCGCCGCCCCCGCCCTGCTGCTCGAACACGTTCCGCTTCATGGTGCGGGTCCCTTCCTTGTCGTCGGTGTGGGTGACCGTGGTCTCGGTCGTTTCCTTCGTGGCCGAGGACTCGAGGGCGGCACCCACCATGAAGTGGACAACCCCCTTCTGCTCGTCCGACATGTCGTTGTAGACCGCGGCGAGGGCCTCTTCGTCCTCGTTCTCCTCGGTCTCGTCCTCGATGACTTCCTCGTCACCGTGGCGCAGCTCCTCGCCGGTGAAGATGATGGCCTCGTCCTCGAGGGTCACCATGTCCCCATCGGCGTGCTGCAGCTCGATGTTGTCGATCAGGGCGCCGGGATTGGCACCCGCGAGGACCAGGGAGAGCTCACGGATCATGCCGTGTGAGACCTTCTTGGCCTTCTCGACGAGCTGGTTGGCGAAGATCGACAGAGCATTGATGTCCTTGTGGGACACCAGCGTCTTGGCCTTCTTCGCCTCTTCTCCGTCGTTGAAGTAACCGTAGGCGTAGACACCGTCGTCGCCGCGGTCCTCCAGGATGGCGTGTCCGAGCACGTTGCCCGGATCGCTGTGGCCGTGCTGCCAGACGAGCGGGACCTGCACCTTGTCCTGGTGCTTGAAAGCACCGGGAAGGATGGTCCGACCGTCCGAGCACTGGAGGTTCGCCTTCGTTGCCCAACCGCTGAAGTCGGGCTTCGGGGCGTCGTCCGAATGCATGAGGCTGTTCTCCGGCGAAGAGTCACCGAAGTCCAGGTGGGACATTTCTCCCATTTTGACAGTTCCTTTCCTGTTTTGGATCTTCGGCTTTCTAGGCCGCTCTCAGCTTCTTTTCGACAGCGAGCTGCCCTTTCAGCTTGACTTCCTCGTCTGGATCTTTCGGCTCCTCAGCTTCAGGGTCCGGTTTGCCAGTGTCACCCACCGGCATGTTGGAGTTGATGAGCTGATCGGCCTTGGCATCCTTGGACGGTTTCCAACCGATGACCTGACGCATCTCGTTTGAGGTCGCAACCTCGTTGCGAGTGAGCTTGTCGGCGATGTCGGCGATTCCACCTTCGCCACCGATCGGAATGAGCTTGAGACGGTTGGTGAAGTACTTGATCTTCTGCTTCTGCGTCCTTGCGGTCTTGGTGAGGAACGAACGCTCCATTGCCTCGACCACAGAAGTGACACACGGCTCGATGGTTCGGTTCATGTAGTTGAGCATCACTTTTTCATCGGCCGTACCGTTCATGATCTCGGCGGTTAGGCCGAGTTGGCTCCACAGAAGATTGGTAAGCCATTCGATCTGGCTCATCAAGTTGTTCTCGGCGGGCCGATTGAGCTGCGTGACCTTCTCGGTAGCATCGGCGTAAGCGATGCCGTAGGTGCTGCTCTTGAGCTGGAACTCCATGTCCTTACGACGCTGCTCAGCCTGCTGACGTCGAGTCTCAGACTTGATCGTGTACGGAAGCTGGATGATTAGGTCCAGCTTGCCCGAGGAAGACGCCGAATCGACTGCATCAAGCATGTTGAGCTTGGTGATCAGTCTCTGCAGCGTCGAGTTGGGCTCGTTCATGATCGCGTAGAGAGGATTCTCGACGATGGCACAGGCCTTTTTGGGCACAGTGATCTGCTCGCGCTTCCCGGTCTTCTCGTTGTACAAGTTGACCCGAACATGCTGAGGATGCCACGCCAAAACCTCTCCGACACGCATCGTCTGAATGTCGTAGCCCCCCGAAAGATTCGGGGAGATGCTGGTATCGACAGGAACGATTGCCACAACACCCTTGTCAAACATCGACATGTAGATGTCCTGTCGAAATGCTCTGGCTGCCTGGTCCGTGTTGGCTTCCAGCTTCAGGCAGTTGTTGAGCCCGCTTTCGATCTCCTCGAGATACCGCTCCTCGTCGTCCACGCGCGTGTGTCGGATGTCAACTGCTGCGCAGTCGATTCCAAGACGCGTATAGATAGAGGAGACGATGGACATCTCGTTCGAGATGAACATGCGAGGTCGATCCTGCCGACTTCCCGCAGTCACGTACTCGCCAGGGCTCCAATAGGGCTCTGGCTGATTCGCGAACGCGTTCCAGGCATGTGAAAGCCTGTCACGGATTCCCATACATCACCTCCTTTCACTTTCCGCGTGGGAACATCTTCCCTTCGGGTGGACGAGTGTCGCCACCTCCACCGCCCCCTGGCGTTTCCGTGGGGAACAGTTTTACGTTGTAGTGGACGACGGCTGGTGCTGCGTATGTGACCGCTCCGAAGACTCCGTAAGCCATAAGCCTAGGTCCACGGAAGAAGAATGGCGGTTGGCCACGAGGTGCTGTAATTTGACCATCCGTTCGATGCGTTCGAGTGGTACCAGGCGCCTTCGATCGAGATGAGCTTACGGGTTGCCCCAAGATGCACCGCATCGAAAGCCACACCGGGACTGAACCGACCCAGTCGAGCAAAGCACGCGCGATGGAAGCGCAGATTCGAGCGCAGAAGATACGGAATGGGCATGATCCCCACATCGGCTCCTGCGACATCATCCCAGAATCCAGACGATGCTCCACCGTCGAACGGAGAACCGGAGGAGGGGCCAAGTATGCCAAGCCCAATCGGATGAGCGGCATACGACTTGGAGTTGGCCGGTGTGCTAAAGCTCATGTATCCCTCTGTGGGATGCGTCACGCCTTCTTCATCAGTAGACCTCTCGAAGAAGAAAATGCATGACACCGAGCTCGGAGATGCTCCGGCCACCACCGCGAAGACGATGTACAAATACCCATCGCCCACCGAGACGTAGTGATCTGCTGCCGCGGCACCGGTCGAGCCAGCCGAACCACCCGAAATCTGCGTGGCTGACCGAATAACGCCACCGATCGTGCCCGAACCGTTGGAACTGGTGCCAACGGTAAACTGAGCTCCAGGACGAGTCGTTGCCGTTGGGAACCACTCGACCTTGATGAATATGGGATGGGTCGCCTGATCCGGATCGTCGAAGCGGTAGATGTTGTAGCCACCAGCTGCTCTGGTGTTTGCGGTGTGATCGGTCTGACCCGTGTCGGCGGTCTGAACAAGACCCCCGGTTGCGATCAGAGCGTTGTGAATTGCAAGGGTGTCGGCCCGAAACTCGGCATCGGAGTCCCATGACTGTTGCCCAGCGACCTTGGTTGCTACAGCCATTAGACCTCCAAGTCCTTGACGGTTAGGGTTACGGCTACCGTGCCAGTGGAAAGATCGTAGTTCTCGATGTTGTAGTAAATATCATCGTCTCCTACGCCACTGAACAGATAGTCGGCGGGGATGTTGTCGAATGTCAAATCGCTGATGAGCAGAAACTCCGTCAGACATCCGTGATCATCGACAGGATCGGTAAACCGATTCCGACTGGCGTCAGCATCCCGCTTAGCTGCCGTCGTGTACAAACGAACTCGGCAGGGGCGGCTGACCGAGATCTTGGTGAGCATGGTCGCGGGCTTCAAAGTCCACGTTCCAGTCTCCCCTCCTCCGGCCACTCGAGTATCGGGGTCGCCCGTGTCCGACGCAGCCGCCAACGAC